GAATCTACCCAAAGCCATTTGTGCCACATTCCGGTAGAAATGTCATAAGCCCAAGTTAAATCTAAAGTTGGGAAACTTACAACGTAAACTTCATGGCCTTCTAACTGGTATGTCCAAGCCCTGGCATCATCAATATATTGATCAGTTAATGTTTGTTCTACGGCATGGGTTGATATACGGGTTGGAATATAGCCGTTCATCATCATAATTTGTGCTTGACCGCGAATATTTCGGCTTACATAAGCAAACGAATTACCTACCCTAGATATTGAAAATTTGGCCGCAATACCGTGCTGGGTTGATGTACCAGGAATACGTTGAAAAGCAAAAGGGAACAATCCACTATCAATCCAAACTTCGCTGGAAACTTCACCCATTAAATACAATTCACGGTGATCAACAATAAGCGACACTAAATCATCAGGCGAACCATCTTTAGAACTAAAAGCCAATGCTGAAGAAATAGGCGATAAAGGGTTTGAAGAACCAAATTGTTGCGTATTAGGGCGGTTATAAACAAAATAGTTATCTACTACATCAACTACGTTTGCGCCCTGAAAAGCACCATCGCTATTGGGGATAATACTAAAATTCAATGCATACAACGTTGTAGAGCTAACTGTTTGTGATGCACTAACAACATAGGTTCCTGTACCGCCAGTACCAGTACCAAACGTTAATGTAAGGGTTAACCCTGTACCATTACCGCTGGTTGTTGTATTTGATGGGGTACCAGGTTCTACTGTATAAACGCCATTATTTACAGTTGTAAGGCCAGTAACCGCGCCCGAACCGCCAATGGTTGATACTGTATAAGTTGCTTGCTGGCTATATATACCGCCAGTAACCGTAATGGTGTCACCAACGGCATATCCTGTTCCGGCGGCAGTAATGCTAAACGATAACGCCGCAGAACCACCAAGGGCGTTAATAATGGTTCCAGCAGTAACGCCAGTTCCTTGAATAGTTTGTCCTGGGTACAAAGTTCCGCTAGTTACCGCAGTTACAGTTAATACTGTTCCTGAAATGCTTCCGGTAATAACGGCACCTACGGTTGCAGTATTCATTTCTTGCGATGTAACTGTTTGCGTAAGGTTAACGGTATAAGTTCCAACGCCACCCGTACCCGTGCCTAATGCAGTAATAACGGTGTTTGGCGATATACCATTTGCAAGAACTTGTTGGCCGGTAGTAATGGTTCCGGATTTCATTAACGTTACAGTTAAAGTAGTGCCGCTAATTGATCCAATAAATTCAGCATTATTTGGGTTAGAAATGCGCCATGTATATCGGTAATTGCCATCAACAATATAAACATTAAGGCCGTTATCAGTAATTCCTACAATTCCCGAATTGGTGTTTAAAGCACCAATACGAACCGGATTAAATGTGGAATCTAATACGTAAACGTCAGATTGACATACCGCTACCAAATAATCGCCACCGGAAACAGTACGCATACCACGCACTTCACCAGTATTTAAAACCGCTTTAATGGTCAAGCCTGGGGTTGGATAAAGGGCTATTACACCATTTTGTCCAGGTTGCTTTAATGGGTCAATTTCAGGGCGAAAATTGATACATTCCTGTGCATCTTGGTAGATGGACGGGGCTTCATACGATGGGCCAACAAATCCAAAATCAGGCATATTTAACCTTAATTAGTAAAACCGCCGGTAAGAATCCATCCAGCATCCTTTGCCTTGCTCATTAACAATGCATCTTGATAACGTGAAACTTGCATTGGGGCCATGTTAGTACGTTTTAATGTAGATTTAGCTTGTGCGGCAAAAGTAGCCACCATTCCTAATATTGCCGCATCGGTTTTACCGTACATAGGCATTAAACGTTCTGCTAAACACCAACGCAACGCCATTGAATAGCCTTGTGGAAGAACAATATCTTCATACAAGCTTTCATAACGGCTAAATACGGTTTTAGCAAATATATGCATTTCACCCTGACTAGGATTTGGCCACAAGAAAATGTTGCCTGAATCAGCACCAGGATTGAAATAAAGGGCTTTTGGCCAAGGTCCATTTAGCGTTTTAAGGCCAATAGAGTTGTAATTATCTAGGTTAATAATAGCTACTGGGTAGTCAATACCACCGTTTATTACTGGGCTACCGCTTTGGCTTGTATTAATACGTACATAAGCAGAATCAATACTTAATGGCTTTTGATAGTAAGCTTGAATGTTTGTATCAACAATAGTGCCAGTAATGGTTGTAGAAGCTACGGTTTGGCTTGCGCTTACTGTATATGTACCTACGCCGCCTGTACCGCTAACTAGGGCGGTAATAGTGGTTCCTGACGTTACGCCAGTACCGCTTATTACAGAACCAATGCCAATATTTCCGGTTGTTACGGCAGTTACAGTTAATGTAGTGCCTGAAATAGAACCAGTAAATACTGGAGTTTGATCAGCTTGAACAATATTAAGTTGATACGTACCAACTTCGTTTACGTTACCGCCGGCACCAGTTATAGCTTGAACAATCTTAGTTCCTTGGGTAATTCCAGGACCACTAAGGTATTGCCCTTGGGCTACCGCGCCTTGGGTAATGCCGGTAACAGTCAAAATTCTGCCTGAAAACGTGCCTGTAAAGTTGGCACCAATAAAGTTCAGGGTTTGCGGATCAGGGCCAATTGTGTATTGAACTTGACCTGGCACTACGTTTGAAATGATTTCGGTCATGTTGAAAACAATGAAATCTTCGTTGGACCATTGATCAATCATATCGTTTAGCATATCTAAACAATCAACTGCGGCATCAGAAGTAGGTGCTTCACCGGCCGCTAATGCGCCAATATCCTTTAAAGAACGGCTAATAATATCAATTGGCGTTGTCATAATTTATCCAATAGTAAAAGTTTCAGCTTCCCAGGGAAAGCCAATTTTATTACTTGTTTTTAGGTTTTTTAATTGGTTTTCTAGGTTCAATTTTATAGCGTTTACGCCATCTTTAATAGTGTCTGATTCAAGCCAGCCGATTAAATCTGATTCTTTAATTTCTGATAAAGGTTTACTGACCAATCCTTCAGAAAAATCATGGTAGCCTTCAGTTTTAACAATGTTTTCTTCATCTTGTGCCTTTAGTGTGTAACGTACTTTGGAAACGGTGTTATCACCATAAACTTCCAATATTTCCCAATTAAACTGGATCATTTATAACCCCTTCAATAACTGGTTCTGTTGTTGGTTCTACTGCGGTTTCAACAACTGGTTCTGTAACAGTTTCAACAACTGGTTCAACAATAGCTTCAACAACTGGTTCTTCTACTACCGCTTCAGCTACGGCATTATTAGGGTCTAAAGCCCATTGAACACTAGGTAATGCCGCTAATTCATCAATAGTAATGCAAGCATCAACGGATGTAATGTAATCCTGGGCTTGGGTTCTAATGGTTTGCCGCCATGTATTCCATGATTCAGGAATGGCAGTTGATGTTTCAAAAGCCTTTACTACCATCCAATCAGTAGGCAAAAGGATGGAATAAGCAGTTTGTCTAGTTTGGCTTACTGCATTGGTTTTGCATGAATCAAGGTCTTTTGGGGTATTTGTGTAGGTTAAAGAAGCCCCAGTTAAAGTTTCGCTTACCCAATAATAGGTCTGATTAGCTGGTTGATTAGTCGCAACAACTTCTTCTAAGCCAATAGCCAACTTTTCTTCAGGAGTTGATAGATTTAGCCAATTAGCTGGGTATTGAGTTCCGTCAATCTCAAAAGCATTGCCTTCTTGAATGTATTGATTTGGGGCTTTATAAAACATAATTACCTCGCTAAAGCGTTTTTAAAGGGGTTTTCGGCAAATGCCATATAAATGTAAGTTCTTCCGTTGCCATTTTCACCAAGATTTGATTGTCTAATTTTAAATCCATTAGAAACAAAATCTTTTAAATAGCCTGGTGTATATTCAGCATCAGCAGAATTGGCTTCCAAATCTTTATTCATTTGATTATAAGAATCTCTTACAGAATCAAAAATTGACCATCCACCAGCATCGCTAGATGATTTAATCATTACAAATTTAGGTCTAAAACCTGTGTAAACAAATGGGCCATCGCTAGAACCATTACCTGTATAGCTACCAAATGAACTAAATCCAGCAATAGGTGTCCAGCAGTAAGCTACATAGGTATAGCCTGAAAAATTAACCTCATAATTATCTTTTACTGTAAAAACAGTTGATGTTGGTTGAGTGTTAGAAAAGAAATTTTCACCACCAGCTACGGCTGAAGTTGAGTTTAAATAAAGTTGTTTTCCACTAGAAAATCCATCAATAGCTTTAGAACCAACTACCCAGTTATAAGCATTGCTTCTGCATTTAATAATAATAAATTGTGGAGCAACTCCAAGTCCATGACCAACTGTGGATGGATTTGTGCTATTTCCTGTATAAGTAACTACGCTAAACCCAGCAGAAGCATTAACGCTTACTGTTGATGTAATAGAACCAGCAGTATTAGATGAAGATGAACCATTACCAGCGTTCCATTGCCATCCTACATAATTATCACCGCTATTATTTGTAAAATAATCATCCGTTGATCCAGTTGTTACAGTAAAACCATTTGAATTAAATGATGTTAAATAACCATACTGGAATTGATAATTTTCTGATCCTGTGCCATTTGACTGCATTTCATAGCTTGCCCCAACAACAGAGTTTTGCCATAAATGACCCCATCCAGCAGATCTATTTTTTAGCCATACAAAATCAGGTTGAAAACCAGCAGTATTAGTAATAGCTCTAGGGTTTGAACCATTACCAGTATATAAAGTAGCATCCATTACTGTATTACCTTTAACAATAGTGCTAGTAGGTAAGTTGTAAGTATTGAGTGCTACAAAGCCTGTTGGTGGAGTGTAAGCGAATGGTCTTTGACCAAAGTTAAGCTGACAAACATAACTTTGATAACCGCCAATACCAGCCCAATAAGTTCCTGTGTTTAATCCTGATGCAGTTCCTATTGAAGTTCCATTTTTATAAATGATTGCCGTTTTAGCATCTACATCAATAGCAAGTCCCATTACATCATTTAAAGTCCAAGAAGTGCATGAGCCTGTTCCGCTACCCTGTGTATAAATTGAACCGCCACCTGAATAAAATCCTATCCCAGTATCAGCTTGTGCTCCACCATTTGCACCAGTTCCAGGATGTCTTGGGGTTTGCGTCATTACCCATCCAGCCACCAAATCACCAGCACTATCGGCAGATGTATATACACATTCGTAATACCATTTACCGCTAGTTACACCAATAGAGCCATCGCCACCGCACCAGTTCCCTGAACCAGCCGTTCCGTTAAATGTAAGATTTCCATTGGTAATAGTGTAATTTGTGCCAATACTTCCAAAACCTTTAAGCAATGGATTGATTACGCAATAGTTAGATATAGCCCCATTTGTCAATGTAGGAACATCAGTCATTGAATCGTAAGTAGTGCCAGCAGTAAGACTTAAGTTATTAGTAGTCCAGTTATTACTATTACCGCTAAAGTCGTAGCCTAAAGTCGTAGTGCTTGTAGTGTTGGTAAATGGCAAATAAAAGCCATTAGTGCCATAAGTGCCTGTGTATTTAGCTGGTTGCCATACACCAGTTAAAGAATTTGTAGAACCAAATGAAGATGGGGTAAGGGCTTGACCATCAACAAAATTAACTTCAGCCATGTAGCCGTCAAAATAACGGCTTGTGCCTGTTTGTTTGCCAATGTCGTGTTGAGTTGTTGAGTTAATTGATCCTGTTGCATTTTGCGATGGGTAAGTAGCAGAATCAAAAGCAGTTACTTGAACACCATTTATATATAAACGAGTTCTATTTGAAGCAGTTGCATTAGTTGTGTCTGAAACAACAACAATATGATACCAAGCAGATGGATCACGAAAATATTGGGTTGTTCTAATTAAAGCACCATTACCATTGTAAATATTCATTTGGTATGTTGGTGTATTTATTGTTCCAGTAAATGCAATCAACGATGTATCTGTGCCATTGTCCGCACCGAACAATGACATATTGTAAGCTGCAGTAAGTAAAGATGGTTTAACCCAAGCACTCCAAGTCCAAGTTTGACGATTTGATGAGCTTGCTGGAGTTCTGTTCAAATAAGCAGAAGCACTAGCCCTAAACCTTAAAGATTTGTTTAAAAAGTAACCAGTTGCACTATTAGAAGGCAGTATAGGAAACGGCATTAAGCTACCCCTAGTGATGAACCTTGCTGATACATATTTGTGCCATCGCTACGGAAAGTAAAGTAATCTTTTGCACCAGCAGCAGTTGATAAAGTAGGTGCAGTTCCACTAGCCCATTTAAATACGCTATTCCAGGTCAATGTATTTGATCCACCATTTTGAATAACTGCCAAAGCATAGAATCCACCATTTACTAAATTAGTAGGTGCGCCCATTGTTCTATTGCTAGACACAAAAGTAAATGTAGCTACTTGGCCAGCTGAAGTGTCCCAAGCGATTGTTGCGGCATCGGTAAGGGTAATGTTTGGTGAATAACCAGTTCCAACTACGGATAATTTTGCGCTTGGTGAAGCAGTTCCAATTCCCAAATTACCATTAGTATCAACACGCATTGCTTCTGCGCCAGTAGTTCCAGTATAAAAAGCTATTGCCGTTGGTGCGCCAGCCGCATTCCAAGCAGATAAACCCATGATGGATGTTGCACCGCTATTATCTACAAGAAAATCTAAACGATTATTGTCGTTTGCACCCCTGATTGAAGCTACTGGATTTCTTGTGCTTACTGAATTAGTAACAGTAGAAGAACTTCCTAATGCCGTAAATTTAGCCAAAGCAGTAGTTGTGCCAATACTTACATTTCCACTAGAAGTTGCAAAAGTTGCTCCAGCAGAACTAGAAAAACTGGTAGAACTTAAAGTTCCAGTAGAAGGATTAAATTGAAGTTTTGTTGATGCTACGTTTTCGCCAGTAATAGTACCAGTTGTGGCATCAGTAAATGTTAAGTAGCGAGTTGCATTAGTGGTTGTATCGTCTGTAATTGCCAAGCCATTAGCATTTGCTTGCCAAGTTGGAGCAGAAGCACCATTAGAAGTTAAAACATAACCGCTTGTGCCAGTTGATCCAGCCAATGAAATAGTGCTATTTACACGTAATGTAGTAAATGTACCGGCTAAAGGTGTTGTTCCACCAATAACCATATTGTTCATTACGCCAGCACTTGTAGGGTTCATTTCAATAGAACCGCTACCAGTTGGGTTTATATGAACATGGCCTGTACCAGTTGGGCTAATGTCAATTTGTGCATTTGTACCGTTTAAGTTAGTAGAAACGTCAATTGCTACGTTACTACCACCGCCAGCACCCCATTGAATTTGTGCGGTTCCACTAGCATTACGCAATGCACCGCCAGCAGAAGAAGCGGCATCAAAATAAGGGCCTACAAACTTAGTATTGGCAGTAATTGTTGTGCCAGTAATTGTATTTGGAGTTGTACCACCAATAGCTGGGGGCGCGGATAAATCTAAAGTGCCACCAAGGGTAATTGTTCCGGTGCTAGTAATTGGACCACCAGTAAGGGTAATTCCGCTTACAGTTCCAGCAGTTGCAACTGAAGTTACAGTACCAGTTGTTGGAGTTGCCCAGGATGGAACACCTGAAGCTAAAGTAAGAACCTGGCCATTAGTGCCAGCGGCCAAGAATCCAGTTGTATCAGTTGCAGTTTGATAAGGTAATGAACCGGCCGCGCCACCTACTAAATTGGTAGCTTTAGAAGCAGTACCAGTAGTGTTTTGGTTAAATGTTGGCCAAGTAAATGTGCCTGAACTAAAGTCACCTGAAGTAACAGTACCCAATAATGGGGTTACTAATGAAGGGCTTGTTGCTAAAACAATGTTTCCTGATCCAGTTACGCCAGCCGCTAATGCGGTTGCTACTCCAGTACCAAGGCCAGTAATTGATCCTACGGCTGGAGTAATAGTTGAACTGGATGCAGAAGTAATTTGACCTTGGGCATTTACTGCAATAACCGCTGAAGCAGTTGCAGAACCATAAGTTGCGGCAGAAACACCGGTATTTGTAATACTAAATTGGGTTCCAGTAAGGGTTAAACCAGTACCAGCGGTATAAGTTGAAGCAACGCTAAAGTTACTCCAGTTCATGGCAGTTACGCCTAATGTGCCACCTGGTTGTGCCGTGCAATACCAAGCAGTTCCACCTAAAGAACCGGATGAAATAAAGATGATGGCACCAACATACTCTGCCCAGGTATCACCGCCTACTGAATAAGTCCAAGCAGTAGCAGAAGCAATATAAATGCCGTTTTCTGCGGCATTGGTTTGATTTTTAACTAATACAGTATCACCGGCAACAAGGGTTACACCATTAATGGTTTGTAGCCCTGACAACGTAATATTGGCAGAAGTTCCAGTAATTGCTGGTTGTTTCCAACTTAATCCAGCGGCAAAATAATCAACATATTGTTTATTAACAATGTCAGTTGCGCCCGATGGAGCAGTAGAAATTGTGCCGGTTGTTGTTGCTATGTTAGTGAATACACCCGTTGAAGGGCTTGTAGCACCGATAGTTGTGCTATTTATCGTGCTATTTGTAATGTTTAAACCGGATTGATCAGGGCTTACCGTTGCATAAAACGGCACACCTTGGCCAATAAAAGTATTAAAGGACCCATCTAAATTGAAGTAGGCTTGAACTGGTAATAAATTCTGTACGTCAGAATTAGATGGGTTTGTCATACTTTTCCTTTAATACTAATAGCTTACTGGTGTTATATACAAACCAACTGAAGCAGTTCCTAAAGCAGTTACAGAAAATACTGGTGGAACTGCTAGAACCATTGGTTGTTGCATGGAAACGCCAAGAACTACTACTTTTGCAGAAGCACCGTCAGCCGGGAAAGCCGTAACACCGGCCGTACCAGTACCAGCTACAACTGGAACAATAGTAATTGCAATAGGAGTTGTGCCTGTATTTAAAAAGGCGCAATAGTCCATTTGGTTGTTTCCTGAAGCACTAATAGTGACCGCAGTAGATGAACTTGTTGTGACCGCAACGTAAGTTGTTGGTCCAATCGTGCGTAATGCGTTAGATTGGTTCATGATTACACCGCCGTTGTAGGTGCTGGGCCTTCTAAACGTGTGATTTCCAAAGTATATGAACCGGCCGCTGGTGTCAATGCACCGGCAGTAATGTTACCGAATTGAATAGTCAATACGTTAACGGCCGCACAATATGCTTGGGCAACAACGATGCCTGAAGTTTGGGCACCAGCTAAACCAATAACTTTAACAATGTCAGTAGTTTGTAGGCCAGGCAACGCAAAAGTTTGTGCTGGGCTTACTACGGTAGCTACTTCGGCTGGTGTAAGTGATGGCTTGATGTAAAACGTTTCGTGGGAATTGCCACGTGTAACGGTAGTAGATGACATGATGATTTCCTTTAAATGAGGATGATTAATTATAAGCTTAAAAAGGAAAAAAACCACCCTTTATGGGGGTGGCTTTCTTCACTAATTCCTAGTCCCTATTAAGGTAGGAATGTAAGATCGTAACCATAAACATAAACGTCCATAGTGGCGGCCGCACCTTGTGCAGTACCTACGTTTACGTACAAGTTCTGACCAGTTTGGGCCGCAGTTGAAGCAACAGTACGTTGGCTTACAACAGTTGAACCAGTTAGTGCAGATAATGCCGCGTTAGCAACAATGCCAGTACCACCAGCAGAAGGGGCAGTAAATACGCCAGCCAATGCAGTAGTCAAGCTTGTTGATGCGTTAGTGAAAATAACGTTGGAAACAGAGTAGCTACCAGTATTCAAAATTGGTAGAACTGTATCGCCAGTTGCGTTTACGTTAACACCCTGGTAAGAAGCCAACAAACGAATTGCTTGGTTTGTGGATAGTTGTGAAGGGTGGTTAGTTGTGGTACTTGCTGGTCCTGGATTAGACATGATTTATTCCTTAAATTTAATGGTTCAAAATGGGGGGTTTGATCCCCCCTATTTTATTACGATGCAATACGGCAAGCCAATTCAGGGTACAAAGGTGCCCAGCCATACAGAACGTCCAAACGTGTTGGGATGGAATCGTTATTGATGGTGTATTGACGAACCACACGGATTGACAAACCAAGTTCTTTATCAGAAGCACGGCCAGCGAAATGAACGCCTTCAGGCAATTCTAAGTCAGCACAAGCTAATGTAAACGCGTTGCGGTGCATCAAAATGTTCTGTGGTGAAGTTACGCCAGTATTGTTGAATGGAGTAACAGTCTGTGAACCAGTTGATGTAACGCTTACGTTTTGGAACTGACCAGCAGTAATAACGGCTGGAACAACAGTAACAGTTGCAGTACCGCCGGAACCAATTGCAGTTGTAGATTGAACTACAAAGTTACGCAATTTGCCATAAGACTGACGGTTTTGTGGGTTAACTGCATAAACGCCAGCGATTGTGAATGTATCGCCTTGGTTCAATGTAGCGGCCGCAGAAGTAGCACCGATAGTGATGTTGCTTGAATAAGCCCATCCACTTGTCAAGAAGCCAGTTGCAGTTGTTACGTTGCATGACAATGTTGCAGAAGCATAAGAACCGAAAGTTTGGCTAACCACGTTTTGGTCCATATACCAATTCATTCCACCGGAATCGCGCCCCATAAGGCCTTTAGTGTATTGCTTGCTGATCTGTTCAGTTGGAACAAACAAACCTTTTAAGCTATCAACGATTGTTGAAGAAGTAAATGGTTCGATAGTTACAGAACGGCGGCCATCACGTGGTGCGCCTTCAGAATCAAGGTAAGCGGCCGCAGTCAGGTAAGTAATCAAACCAGTTGGGGCAGTACCAGCAGTACCAACGATGTTGGCGGTGTTGTTCTTAGCAGTTAACAAGCCATCGCGGTCCATTTTGTTGGCGATAGTTGCAATTGCTGGCTTCAAAATACGGTCACTAAACATATCAAGGCTTAATGCCAAATCTTGTGTAGTGAATTGTGTTGAAACTTGGAACTGTGTTGACAATGTAACTGGTACTGAAGTTTCGTTGAAATCTTCAACTACTAGGTTAGGACCAATTGCGCCAAGGAAACGGCCAGGACGGCGTACATTGACTGTTTGACCAATCTTTGCACCAACTACTGCGAACTGGTCATCATAGTTACGGTCAACTTGACCAGTAAATGTAAGTTCGTTTTCTAGGACCATCAACGCTTCGTTGGTGATCTTGCTGATGGTTAATAAATTATTACTCATGATAATTCCTTAAATTAAATTAGGTTTAACCTTATCTAATCTTCCCGGCCTGTCTAGCGGCTTTCCATTGTTGGTATGACATATCATTGCCATCCAAACTAACTTCGGCTACGCCACCAGTTGACCTTAAAGGACGAATAGGTTCAGGTGCTTTAGACTTCGCCGCAACAGTTTTCTTTTCCGCTTTTACTGGTTCTTCAGTCTTTTCAAACTTAGCTTCCAGCTTCCCAATCAGTTTTAAAGCACTTGCAGTTGACATGGTAGAAAGCTTTTCAGCCATTTCGTCATCACTTGCTAGTTCATATAGGATTCTTGGTCCTACATCACTTTCAAGGATCGCATCGCGTACTGTATCGTTTACCGCTACGCTACTTGATGCCACCATATCTTCGTAATCAGGTAATTCAGCTTTAGTAGCTTCAAGCTTTTCTTGCCAGGTCTGAATGACCTTTTGCTTTTGGGCTTCAAACTCTTTCCGCTTTACTTCCTGTTCACGCTTTACTAACGCTTGTTCGGCTGACCAATCCGCTAATGCTTCTGCATATTCAAAAGCATCCTTGTATTGATCAGGCGTTGGCTTTTGATTGCTTTCAGGCTGGGATTGCTCCGGTTGTGCCTGTTTGCCTTCAATTGCCGCCAAACGTCTTTCAAGTTCTTCTGCCCTGGCTTCAGCTTCTTTACGTTGCTTTGTCAGTTCAGAAAACCGCTTTTCTAACTTTGGGTTTTGCTTCTTTTCTTCTGTTCCGGTCGCTTCATCATCCGCTAATTTCGGTTCACTCTGTCCTTTTTCGGCCGCTGGTTCTGAAGGATTTTCATCAACTTCAGCCGCAGTTGGGCTTGATTCGGAAGCTAAACCTAATTTATCAGCATTAAAATCCGCTAAATTTTCACTTGTTACGATTGAACCAGCCTGTTTGGGTTGGTCAACTACTGCTTGTACGTCTGCTACTTGTGCTTCTGACATGGTTTTATCCCAAGAATTAACCCTATGAATAACACCATAGGTAGTGTTGTAAAGCCATCTTAATACTAAATGTAGTGTTTTGCAACATTACATCATTGGTTGTGGTGCTTGTTGTTGCGGCATTTGTTCTTGTGGCATTTGTTGTGGCGGTGGCGGCATCATTGTTTGCATATTATCAATAATGCTATTAGCCGCACGGTCCATATAAACGCCTTGGTCTTGATTACGTGAAGCAATTTCGGCTTCTAGTCTTGCGGTGTCCATGTGGCCAAGGATTAACTTCATCAATGCATCAATTTCAGTCTTGTTTTGGCTAGTTACAGAACGTGTGTTTTGGTCATGCAACTTAACTTCAGCGGCCAATACTGCACGTCTATCTTCGCCAGTTTGACGTACTTGTTCAACGTCTTGACGGTTCTTGATCATCATTGCCATTTGCTGGATTTGTTGTTGCATTGCTTGCATTTGTTGCTGGTTATTAGCTAATTGCATTTGAACTTGCGGTGGAATTGGTGATTTCTCGTCAATTTGCGCCAATGGGTTAACTGAAGCCAAACGGTCTGCAATAATGTCTGCGCCAGGGAAATCCATATTTCTAAAGATTAGGTCACCGGCCTGGTTCATTAAGTTTGGATCAGCGGCCAATAGGGTCATCATGGAATCAACTGCTTCCTGGCGTTTGGTGTTGTAACCAGGGCCAGTTTCCATAACTACGTCATATTCACCTACGGTTACGTCATTCAGGATCATTTCAACGCCATCTTGACCAACTGCTTTTTGATTAATTGTGGTCAATTCAGGTTTGCCGTCATCGCCAATAATCCGCAATACACGTTCCTGGCTATAAATTTTAGGGATCAAATCAAGAATAATGCGGCCAGTATGGGCAATAGAACGGGTCAAATTGTCGTAATAGTGGAAGTTGGTCATATCCACTTGTTGTTGCTGGCCTTGCAATGCTTTACCGCTAATGTTGCCTTGTGGCAGTTGATTAGGGTCAACAATACCTACTACGGCTTGCAAATCCTGGGTAATAGATTGTGCGGCGGCCATAATCGCGGCTGGCGGTTGTTCCGGTGCTTGGCGAATTGGGGGTGGTGCTGGCTGGCCATTAATGTCAGTTTGCTTGTAACGCAAATAAGCATAGGACGTATTGTTGGCACTAGCCCATTCTTGTTCGTGGTTTTCGTCCTGGCCTTCAGCCATAATCCATTTGGCACGGGGCGCGAGGGCCACCGATTCAGTCATGGATGTTTGCCAAAAGTTATACATACGTTGTGGGTCTTTAGCCATACGTACCAGGCCAAACTTCTTACGTTTGTTATCTACTACGCATTGTTGGCCATAAGTTGGTACAACTGGGATGTATTTACCGGCCCAAGTGCCTTCTTCTAGCACTTGCATAGCAGTTACCTTGCACCATTTAATGGATTTTCTAAAGGTTTTGCGCTTGCTTACTTCATATACGCCAGCCATTTCCATTGTTTCTGCGCTTGGCAATTCATCTTCGTAGGCGGTTGTGCCGTCAGATAAAAGTACCAAGCTTGTGCTTTCAATACGTGTATAGAAGTATTCAGCAATACGAATATCGTGCTTTGTTACCCATTCGCTATTAGCATCACCGGTGCCACGTGCTGAAAAGCTACCACCATCATCAGCATCAGGGTACATTTTCCTGAAGTTTTCTTTAGCCATTACAACGGTAATAAGGCATTTCTCTGCATCTGAACCGTCCGGTGCTACTGAATTGGAATCAAAATAAACGGTGAATGGATTATCAATTGGCTTAATGTAAATTTCCTGGTCGAAAGAATCAGGACGTACATAATCAGTAGTGATACGCCAATAACCCCACCCCATACGTACTGCGAAATCAAACGCCGTGTCATACGCATGGTCTGCATTGGAATTAACTTCAACGTGACGGCAAATACCAGTAATGATTTCAGCCATCTTGGCATCAGTTTCATTGTTCATTCCTTGGCATTTAATACGTGGTCGTTGTTGGCGTTGCTGGTTACAAATTTGTCTTACGTAAGCATCAATCTTGTTGATTGTCAGGCATGGGCGCGCTTCTAAGTTGCGGCTATTTTGAATTTCTACTGGCCATTGATCACCAGCGGCAAACTTTACGTCATCTAGGGCTTCAGCACGATTCGTAGTATCAGCTTCAGCGGCTTGTCTTAGGAATTCAATTGCTTCTGAAATCCGGGGATCGCCATCTAAATCGCCGTAATAAACTTTTTCATCGTATGTATCAGCCATATTTATCCCATCCAGCTTGCCGGTGCCCGTTGATTAGCCTTTTGTGGTTGGGCTTTTCTAGGCTCATTAATCATTAAACCAATGTATCGGAACGCATCGGCCCCGTGCGAAAATTCATCATGTAGTGGCTTGGCACTAAACATTTTCGTATCAGGGTCAACGTCATACCGATAGTGTCTAAGGCATTGTAAGCCTTCTTCAGTATTTTGCCTATCAAAATAGCATTTGTTAAAGATGGTCCTGGCCGCGTTAATACTGTCATTAACTGGCACACGGTCAAGGATTTGCACCTTCATGCCGGTGGCCCTAACAATTTCTTCAATGGATTTGCCGGTGCCTAATGATTTAGCTTTAGCATCGTGTGGTAGCCAAATCGTATCGTAAACGTAACCGAATGATTGTAGTTTGGCCAAGTAATAACTCATGGTTTGCTGGCTATCTTCAAAATAACGTAGCAATCTTGTTTCCTGTCCCACAAATTGCAGAATCCAACACGCAGTTTGATCGGCCCACCCCAAATCGAAAACTGCATGAACCATTTTGGTTGCATCGTATGGCACGTTGCATATACGGCCTTCTAATTCGGCCATAGTAACTTCTTTAGCAAATATGGCACCATCTACCGTTTGACGTGGAATTCCTTCCCAAACGTTGTTATAGGCTTCTATATCCCTACCCTGAAGGGCGCGGCGTTCTAAATCTAATACTTCAGGAAACCAAGGGTTATCTGACCAGTTGATCTTTTGAACTATTGCGTTTTCCGGTGGGTTCATTACGAACCGCTTCCAAGTTTCATCAGTTGGCAGTTCAGGGTTAAAGCTAATCCATATCTCGCTATCCGCTTTACGAATGGTTGGCACCAAGACGTTCCAGCTATTTGCTGATACAGATTGGGCTTCTTCTACCCAACATACATCAATGCCTTCAATGGATTTAACGTTGTTTGTGTTGTTCTTTACGCCTACAAATATGAATTCAGTACCGTTTATGCCGCGAATGGTACGTTCTGTAATCTCATAGTGGGCTTCAATTTCCAAGGCATAGATTTGATCGCATAGCAGTTTATGGACCGAATCCTTAATACTGGTTTGGTATTCACGGGCGCATAGCACCCTAATTGGTTGTTCGCATCCCTTTAATAGCAATGCCCTAGCTATATTCCAGGATTTACTACCACCGCGCCCACCGTATAAAACTCTATAACGTGCCTTTTCAGGTACAAACAAACACTTTAATTTGGCTGGGAACCGTGCCTTGGTTTTAGCTTCCTGAATCGTTGCCATTGCTTGGTTCTTCAAACGTTAATACAAATCCTGTCTTTAGCGGTGATCCATTGGGGCCGCTAATCTCTTGCTTAACTCTATCTGAATAGTTGGCTGGGAACCTGGCCGCCATAGAACGTGACCATAATCCGGTGTTTAGTTTCTCTGTATCTTTACTTTCCACTAAGTAGGATTGGGCCATATCTTCCCACCAGGTTTGTGCAAAACCGTGTGCATCTTCCAAGGAAGCCCGAAATTCTTCGTGTTCTTCACGCCAACGCTTCAAAGTAGTAATTCCAATGCCCAGTATAGAAGCCATTTGTTCAAACGATTTGCCAAGCTTACCCAGTTCTATAACCTTTTCGTTATAGCTTGGATCGTACTTGGATGGCCGTCCTACTGGGTTAGTCATTACTCTGCCGCCTTAGTAACAGTAATATCTTCAGGGTTTACTTGCATACCTTCTACTGGCTTGTTCTTAGCAATCCATTGGTCGTTAGCACTTGCTAACAATTTGTTATGCAATTCTTCTACCAGTTCCATAGGTAGCTTCTTTAAGCCGGCCAGGATTAGTTGTACCTCTTTAACGTCTAAATCTGCAAAAGTGATCATTTCTTTACCTTTGTTGTGGTTGTTTTCTTTGCTACCTTCTTAGCTACTGTCTTAACTGGGGCTTTACGTGGTAGTTCGCCCTTGGTTACTACGGTTGCTTGTTTATATAATCTTGGGCGTTTTGCTGGTTTTTCAACTGTTACACCAGGGATTGGGCCGTCAATTAGAAATATTGATTTAAATGGCTTTTTTTCTTTTTCTAAAATACCTTTAATAAAATCCGGCGTTTCTTTGTTATCAAACTTCCAATACCCATGCTTGATAAAATCTTCGGGCAAACCCTTTTCTTCGCAAAACGCCTTCTTTAACGCTTCGTATTTCTCACGCTGGCGTTCAAAGCAATGGTAATAGGCCCAACTACATAGCAATATAGAAATACTTCCCAGCACTAATACAATTTTGGTTTCATCAGTCATTTGTTTTTTCCGTTACAAAGCATACGTCTTGCCATGACATTATCAGATAACGTTCATCGTTAGTAAAGTATTCTTGATATTTAAGGTATTCATCGCCACCCATAGTGCCAAATCTGACGTAATCGCCTACTTGTACCGGCATATCTTGGCGGCGGCCGTTTATCTTCTTGCCAGGACCTACGGCTATTACCGTGCCCATATTGGCTACTTCCCGGTTATTGACCAGGATTACAGAACTTAAAACGCGAACATCCGGCTTGACAACTATTTTGTCAGCTAGGGGTTTTAATATAAAATCTACTTCAGCCATTGCAACTACTCCGATTGGTTGTAAAGGTTAGAAAGGCCCCAGTTTACCTTCACGTGCTGGGGCTTTTCGCTTTATCCGGTGCTATCGTTTGCGTTCTGATTGCTATTGAACCTAAATTCAACGCCTTTATCATTTTTGCTACTCTTTAGCATATTATTTACTCTAACCGCTGGTGTGCGGCTTAAATAATCTTCCATCTTGATCAAATCCAGCAAATCCATAGACTTGCTACTTTTTGGGTTTAGATCAGCGGTGAAAGCCATGATTAGCAGTTGTCATCACATTTATATGCTTCACGTGTATGTGTGTAACATACGCCAGCAGTACGGCCAGTATTGAATAGCTTATCGCTACCAACGGCATCTTCCATACCCATAGCTACGCCGCCAACGATTTTACCGTGACGTTCACCGGATGTATCGGATGAAGTTGCGCCTTTAGGTGCAGTTGCGCCAGTTGTTGAAGGTACGCCCTTCATTGAATCCATTTTGCCCATGATTAGTTCTCCTATGTGATGGGTAATACAAACTACATTTTCGTCTATTTTACTACCTTGTCAAT